GTCTTGCCAAGCCAATGCAGCGCCAGCTTGTGTTGTTGGGTACTTACGTCCAGCGTCTGTTCCAGATGCAAAAGTGTTCAGAATTGTAGCTGCACCACCTACAGTATCACCGATACTAAGGTTGGTTGTAGCATTAGCGGCTGTAATGATGTCAATCACACAGTCAATAATCTGAGAGTTTGCAGGAATTACAACATCAGTAACTTGAGCAGCTAAAGCACCGCCTGATAAGTCTGCTGAAAATGTTTGAGCCATAACAACTTGGCCTACATTGGCGATATCTGTGCCAACAGTGGTGCCGGTTGTATGCTTGATGGTTCCAGCCTTAATAGGACCAGAAAAAGTAGTTGTAGCCATTTAGATCTCCTGTCGTGGCTAATGTCAGATTCACCTTGAATCTGTCAGGGATAGAAAAACTATACACAAAAAAAGGGCGGCTGAAAAGCCGCCCCTTTCCGAACATTTGTTCTGGTTATGCGCCGGGTGAACCGAATACACAACGTGGATCAGAGAAGCCGAAGCTGTAACGCTCACGAGCCTTGAAGCGCATGTTACCGCTATCAAAGTCTGCTTCCATGTTTGTCGCCAATGGCGCACGTTCAAAGTGCTTAAAGCCATTTGGAGTGTCTGTCTTGATAAAGAACGCATCAGGATCAGTCAGGAAATGATTGACAGTATAACCGTCAGGAATCATTCCCATGTTCTTCATCGCGTTCACATCGTTGTCGGCTGTGCCAACGCGGAGTGTAGACTCAAGAAGACGATCAGCAACGAACTGAAGCTGTGGCGGAACAATAAGCTTCATGCCACGAAGGGCAATAATCATATTGCGCTCATCAACGAAAGTGGAAATGTCGATAAGAGCATTTTCCAAAGAAGTTTCGTTGAGGTCAGCCGCAGTAGAAGGTTCGTTACGGAAAGTACCACCACCAGCAAGTGGGTGGTCAGTGGCACAAAGCTCTTTACCGTCACCACCAGTAAAGTTGGCATCAAACGCATTGTTGAGCGTTGCTGCTGCCTTTACCTGCTTGGTGTGAGCCATGGAACGTGCAAGCGCACGAGTATAACGAGCGCCAAGGCGATCGTAGAGGTTATCTTCCATAGCTTCTTCTGTCAGCGCGAATGCAAGAGCAATTGTCTCGTGCGTATAACGAGCAGTGTATGCTTCGTTTGCAGAGTCGAATTGTACTCCTGCACCTTCTGACTTGGTTTGAGCGTTTCCAAAACCGACCAACATCACTTCCTCTTCAAATGCACGATCTGAAGATTCTGTTTCGTAGATTTCGGCATGTTCGGCATCATAACGATCATATTCCATTCCGAACAGAACGTTGAGGCCGGGTTCTAGCTCTTTCGCTAGTTGGGCGCGAGAAATAGCCATTGATCAGCCTCCTTATGCCAAGCCAACAGTGCCAGCGCTAAACAAATGATTGTTGATAACAACAACTACATTTGTATTAGCAGAGCTAACATCGCTGTTCTCTGGGTCTGTGGAAATGTCGATAGCCTTGAGCGCGAGAGCGGCAGTAGTAGCGCCAGTCGTTACGTCAAGCTCCATACGAGAAGTGCCGGAAATAGTGCTTCCAGCAGTCGCATCAACAATGTCGAAGTTACCAAACAGATCCGCTACAGGGAATGCAGCATCAGCTTGAATCTCGTATTGAGCATGTGGTGCATCAATAACAAAGGCTTCAATATCGCTAGCATTTGTAGAGGCTGGGTAATGATTGGAAAAGGTTTCTTTTCCGGTAGTCGGGTCAGTGAAACGGCATCCGTTGAAAACACCCAGAATAAGCGCGTTATCGCCAGCAGCAACACGAACAATTGTTCCAGTTGTGGCAACCGTTACAAGGTCACCTTGGAAAATTGCAGTGCCGTAGTTAGCAGCAACACGGTATTTATTCTGCATGCCAATCAGGTCGGAGCCATTGCCTGAACGCGATAGGCGTAGGCCAAAAGCGGCATCTTGATTAGCCATCTTTTTATCTCCTAAGAGTCAGCTACCTTTGGGCCACCAAATGACACAGAGGTAGAACGTTGCGGTTTAAGCTTTGGCATCGCAGCATTGGATTCACGCATCCAATCACGATCCACAGCTTCCATTTGGTTTTGAGTAATGTTCTGATAATGAGCATTCCTCTGATCCGCAATTTCTTCTGGGATTCTTGCGAGGAGAAGGCCCCCAACGCCAATTACGCCAGCGTTTTTACCTTCATCAATCACAGGAGCATCAAATTCAGGATATTCTTCTGCACGAACCAGTTCGTACCCTTCACGACGACGCTTGTGAATATTATTACGATCATCTTGGTGCATGATCGACTCGCGGATCCACCTGTGTTTATACCCTACAGGAGCTTCGGGCGCTTCAAGCGTTGAAGGGGGCTTCCAATCGGCAGTACGCATTTCTGTTTCACGGGTCTGCGAATCCCGGTTTGCACGATTGCTCATTAAGCACTCCTCTGCTTTTCAAGCCTTAATACTTCTCTGGCATATTGCTCTGGAGGTATTTTCATTTTCCGGCAAAAATTCATCTGACTTTCAGTCAGTTTTACCGTTTGTTTCCCGCCCTTTTTGGTAGCTGACCGTCCATTGGACGCAGGAGCAACAGATTGGGCGTTTCTTCTGTTCCCCTGTGATTTTTCTATATAAAAGCTCATGCGCCTATCAATCTCTGCGTAATATTCATCGGTTTTGGGATCAAAACCTTCTTCAGCAACGATTTGCTCATGAATGCCCTGCGCCGCTCCTGTAAGAGCCTTGTCTGCGCCAAACCAAGGATTTTTGCTCAACCAACTTTTTAACTTTGGGTCAAGCTCTTGAGGCTGCTGTTGCGCCTGTCTTTGTGGAGCATTTTGCTCTTGTGAAACTTCAGCTTGCTGCTCTGAACGATTTTTTTGAACACGCAAACGCTCTTTTTCTATTTGAACTTGAGCAAGTGCAGCCGTTGCTTCAGCAATTTTGTCAACATCACCAGCGTCCGTGGCGTCGCGCAATATTCTTTTTGCAGCAGCTTCTTGCGTTTCTACGCGAGATCCATACTCGTTAATATAGCCCTTGTCTAAAGCTTCATATTGCTTACGCAACGCATCATTCTGAGATTTCATTTGTTGTGCGTACTGATACGCAGCTTCACTCTCTTCAAGAGCCTGTTTGCGATCAGCGGTAAGCTTATTGATGCGTTTTTGAACGCGATCACTGTAATTTTCTAACTCATCAGAGTTGTCGGATTCATCAGGTACAATTGTACTAGAATCATCATCATTTGATGCAGATGCAGTTTCAACTTCTGACTGAGAAGATTCTTGGTCCTCAATATCAAAGACTGTTACTGCTTCTTTTTCAGCTTCTTGCTGTTGATTTTCTTCGTTCATCATCATGCTCCACACTATACATACGAAATATCGGCAGGGTCAAGGATAGTAGCGATAATATTATCGTCATTTATGAGGCGAACCTCCAAACCATCCACTTTAAACCTGTTGCCAGCATATCTTCCCATTAATACCCAAGATTTCTCACCACACCATGGTCCTGTTGGGAATTTTTGAGCGTCCATATACGCATCTGGGCCAACCTTTACAACGTAAGCTGCAACTGTTGCAAAGCTTTCGCGTTCACGGACCTTATCTGGAATGATAATCCCACCGGCAGTTTTGGCCTTCATGTAATACGGAATTACAAGGAGGCGGTAGCCGACTGGTTGAGGCAGACGATCAAGAGCGGATGCTTCCATCTTGGATGGATCTTCATTGTTCTTGCTGTCAGCTTCATCGTCTTCAAAGGCTTTGTTTATTGCTGGGGGGATATCTGATTTTGGAGCATCAGAAGGTTTTGCCATTCTCTCTGGCACAAATAGCTTTTTAGCCATCTTCTATTTCCACACCTTTCATCGCGGCTCTAATCAAGTCCTCACATTGGGTCAGTCCGCGTATTTGACCCACCATGAACCGGTAGTCCTGAATGGTTTCTACCGCACCATCCGCCAGCCTTTGCGTCATATCCGCTTTTTGCTGGCGTATGTTCTTTAGCAGATACTCTGCAAGAGTTATGGCGTCCATTACTTTTTACCAAAAAACTTTGTTGCTGACCTTACAGCAAAACTGGCGCTTACGATAACGCCCAAAGTATATTGATAGTAATCTGGCATGGCCTCCAAGGCCGCAAAACCTTGCGCCACAATATTCCTGCCCCAATCGCCACAGAAGGCTAATATAAGCGGGATACTAAACAAAATGGTAAGCCATTCGTCTTTCCACGAATTTTGGCTACCTTTAGCCATCAACTTTTCCCAGTCGGCAGTCGATGTAGCCGCTGACACCATAACGGCGGCTTCTGCTTCCGCCTTGGCTTTGGCAACGGCAGACTTACCC